AAGACCCTGCCGCTGATCATCGCCACCGACACCACCAGCTGGGAGCTGTGGGAGCTGAACACCGCCGGCGCATGGGTGCAGGCGGTCGCGACGATCCAGGTGCCGGCGCCGGGATCGCTGGTGATCGTGCCGTCCGAGTATCCGACCGGCGGCGCCTGACGGCTTGACAGCGCCGCGCCCCCGCGGCCAGATCGGGGCTGCCCCTCGACACCATCCCAGCGCCCCCGGCACCTGCCGGGGGCGTTTCCCGTTCCGCCCCGCGCGATGATCGCCGCACACGCGACATCAGACGGAGGGGCGGATGCCCGACTTCCTGCACGGTATCGAGGTCACCGAGATCTCCGACGGCATCCGGCCGATCCGCACGGTGCGGTCCAGCGTCATCGGCCTGATCGGCGACGCGCCGCTGGCGGATGCCACCGCCTTCCCCCTCGACACGCCGGTGCTGGTCACCGGGCCGCGGCAGGCGGCGGCGCTGGGGCTGACCGGGTCGCTGCTGGACAGCTACACCGCGATCTACCAGCAGGGCGCGGCCGTGGTCGTGGTGGTGCGCGTCGCCGGCGCCGATGCCGCCGCGATCCAGGCCGCGGCCGTCGGCGACCCCATCGCCTTCACCGGCGTCAACGCGTTCCTGCGGGCGCAGGAGCTGGTGGGCCTGACGCCCCGCATCCTGGTCGCCCCGGGCCTGACCGGCGACCGGCCGCTGGACGCCGCCAACCCGGTCATCACCGCGCTGCTGCCGGTCGCCACGCGCCTGCGCGCCATCGTGGTCGCCGACGGGCCGAACACCGACACCGCCGATGCGCTGACCTTCGCCGCCGACTGGGGCAGCGACCGGCTGTTCATCGTGGACCCCGCCGTGCGCGTCTACGACACCGTCGCCCAGGCGCTGGAGACCCGGCCCGCGTCGCCCTTCGCCGCCGGCGCCATCGCCGCCAGCGACATCACCCGCGGCTTCTGGTGGTCGCCGTCGAACACGGTGCTGGCCGGGGTCTCGGGCGCCGCGCGGCCGATCAGCTTCGGCCTGTCCGACACGCAGACCGAGGCGAACCTCCTGAACGAGGCGAATGTCGCCACCGTGGTGCAGATCAACGGCTGGCGGCTGTGGGGCAACCGCACCACCGCGACCGACACGCTGTGGACATTCCTGTCGGTCCGCCGCACCGCCGACATCATCTACGACAGCATCGAGGAGGCGCTGCTCTGGGCGCTGGATCGCCCCGCCAGCCCGCAGCTGGTGGTCGACATCCGCGACACCGTGCAGTCCTACCTGGACCTGCTGGTGGGCCGCGGCGCGCTGCTGGGCGGGCGGGTCTGGTTCGACCCCGAACTCAACCCCGTCACCGCGCTGCAGGCCGGCCAGCTGACGCTGGATTTCGACATCGAGCCGCCGGCGCCGATCGAGCGCCTGACCTTCCGCGCACATCGCAACGGCGACTACTACGAGACGCTGGCCACCGCGCTGTCGTCCACCACGGTCTGAGGAGAGAGCGCGCATGGCCTACCCCCGCAAGATCCGCAACTTCAACGTCTTCCTCGACGGGCGCAGCTATTTCGGGCTGTGCCAGTCGGCCACCCTGCCCGAGCTGACGATCCAGACCACCGACTATCGCGGCGGCGGCATGGATGCGCCGATGGCGCTGGACATGGGCATGGAGGCGATGACCTCCGAGATGGTCTTCGCCGAGTTCCGGGGCGAGCTGGTCGCGATGCTGGGCACCCGCCAGCTGTTCGTGCTGCGCGCCGCGGCGCAGGCCGAGGCCGATGTGACCGATGCCGATGCGCTGATCGTGACCATGCGCGGCCGGGTCACCGGCATGCCGATGTCCGAGTTCGGCGCCGGCTCCGACGTCACCCTGTCGCTGGCGCTGGCGGTCGACCGCTACAAGCTGGAGATCGCCGGCCAGCTGCTGGTCGACATCGATGTCCAGGCCGGCAAGCGGGTGATCGGCGGCGTCGACCAGACCGGCGCGCTGCGCAGCGCGATGGGGCTGTGAGGTGTTCCACCTCATGGCCCTCGCCAACCTGACCCCGTCCTGATCGCCGCCCACCCCTGACCCCTGAAAGGCTGAGCCCACATGACCGAACCCGTCACCGTCAAGCTGATCGAGCCCATCCTGCGCGGCAGCGAGCAGATCACCGTGCTCACGCTGCGCAAGCCCACGGCGGGAGAGTTCCGCGGCATCAAGCTGAGCGAATTGCTGCAGGGCGACCAGGCCAGCCTGGCCCGGCTGCTGGAGCGGATCTGCGACCCGGCGCTGACCCCGAAGGAGATCGGCGACATGGACCCCGGCAACTTCGTGCGCTGCTACGGGGCGATCAGCCGTTTTTTCAGGATGGACGAGGGGGAGGATCAGGCGCCGGCCTGACCCTGCCCGACCGGGTCGAGGATGCGATGGCCGACATCGCCTCCGTCTGGCCCTGGCAGCCGTCCGAACTGGCGGCGATGACCATCGAGGAGCTGGCCGAGTGGCGCGAGCGCGCCCGCCAGCGGGCCGAGGCGGCAACCCGGAGGCGCTGACGTGACCGATCTGAACGTCTCGATGATCCTGCGGCTGGTGGACCGGCTCTCCGGTCCGCTGCGGGGCATCCGCGGGCAGATCGGCGCGCTGGGCAACGCCATCCGCAACGCCGACTACGGCAACCTGGCCAACCGCGCCGGCGCGCTCCGCGACGCCCAGCGCGGCGCGGCGCTGGAGACGCTGGGGCTGGCCGCCGGCCTGGCGGCCTCCCTGCGCCCGGCGATCCAGTTCGAGGCGGCCATGGGCGAGGTGCAGAAGGTCTCGACCTTCAAGGGCGCGACCGCGTTCGAGCAGCTCGGCAAGGACATTCTCGACCTCTCCACCAGGATCCCCATCGCCGCCACCGGGCTGGCCGAGATCGTGGCCGAGGGCGCGCGCGCCGGCATCGCAGCCGGCGCGATCGGCGACGACGACATGAGGGCGCAGCTGCTGGCCTTCGCGCGCGACACCGCGACGGTCGCGACCGCCTTCGACATGCTGCCGGCCGAGGCCGCCGACGCGATGGCGAAGATGCGCAACATCTTCGGCCGCGATCAGGCCGGGGTGACCATGCTGGCCGATGCGGTCAACCAGCTCGGCGACAACATGTCGACGAACGAGAAGCAGATCCTCGACGTCCTGCGGCGCTCCGGCGCCAATGCCAAGGGCTTCGGCCTGACCGCCGAGCAGGCCGCCGCACTGGGCGCGACGCTGCTGGACCTCGGCACCCCGGCCGAGGTCGCGGGCACCGGCATCAACGCCCTGCTGCTCAAGATGCAGACCGCGACCAAGCAGGGCGGCAAGTTCCAGGACGGGCTCGACGCGCTCGGCATCTCGGCCGAAGCGCTGGAAAAGCGGATCGGCGAGGACGCGCAGGGCGCGCTGAACGAGTTCCTGCTGGCCATCTCGAAGAACGAGAAGAAGCTGCACGTCCTGACCGACCTGTTCGGGCTCGAATACTCCGACGACGTGATGCGGCTGGTGAACGGCCTCGACCGCTACCGGCTGGCGCAGGGGCTGGTGGCGGACGAGACGCAGTTCGCCGGGCTGATGTCGCAGCAGTTCCGCGAGCGGATCGAGAAGACCGACAAGCAGCTGGAGATGTTCAAGGGCCAGCTGTTCCGGGTTGCCGTGGCGGCCGGGACCATCCTTCTCCCGGCGCTGCGCGACCTGCTGGATGCGGTCACGCCGATGCTGGAACAGGCCACAGCATGGGCCGAGGCGAACCCGGAGCTGGTGCGCACCATCGCGCTGGTCTCGGCCAGCCTGATCGGCCTGCGGCTGGGCCTGATCGCCATCACCTGGCTGTTTGCCGGACTGGCATCGGTGGTGTTCCGGGTGGCGCAGGGCATCGGGCTGGTAGGCCGCGCCTTCCTGTTCGCGGCGCGGTTCATCAACCCGTGGGTGCTGGCGATCACCACGATCATCGGCCTCGGCACCGCCCTCTACAATTCCTGGCAGCCCTTCGCCGACTGGTGGGACGGCGTCTGGGCCGACACGCTCAAGGTGATCGACCAGGTTGTCTCGGCGCTCAAGGCCCTGCTGAACGGCGACATGCCCGCCGCCTGGGAAGCGCTGCAGAAGGCGGGCGAGGGCGTGATCCAGCTGTGGGAGAGCGTCACCGCCCCGATCCGCGCGGTGATCGACGAGATCTCCGAGCTGATCCTCGCGGCTCAACGCCTGCTGGGGCTGCGGTCGAGCCTGAGCGGCACCGTGGACCCGGCGTTCTCGCTCAATCCTGATGGCACCCGCGGGAAACAGTTCCTGTTCGCCCCGCCCGAGGCCCGCGCCAGCGGCGGCCCGGTGCTGCCCGGCCGGCCCTACCTGGTGGGCGAGCAGGGGCCGGAGATCGTGACCTTCGGCGCCGCCGGCATGGTCACCCCGAACCACGCGCTGGTCGACCGCCGCCCGCCGCTGCCGCCGCGCGAAAGCCGGGGCGCCCCGATCAACGCGTCCTTCACCATCAACGCTGCGCCCGGCATGGACCCCGGCGCCATCGCCCGCGCCGTGCGTGACGAGCTGGGCCGCCTGATGGACGGCAACGGCGACCTGCACGACGGCGCGATGTACCGGGGGACCGCCTGATGGCCGGGCCGCTGATCCTGATGCTGCTGGGGCCCTACATGTTCGGGCTGGAGACCGCGGCCTACCAGCGCCTGCGCCGCACCAGCGACTGGCGCTGGGCCGAGCAGCCGCGGCTGGGCCGCCGCCCGGCGACGCAGTACCTCGGCCCCGGCTCGGACGTGATCGAGCTGGACGGCGTGATCCACCCGCATTTCAAGGGCGGCCTGCGACAGGTCACGCTGATGCGGCTGGTCGCCGGCACCGGCCTTGCCTGGCCGATGGTCGATGGCACCGGCATCACCTGGGGCCTGTGGGGCATCGAGCGGATCGAGGAGCGGCAGGCCGTGTTCCTCCCCGGCTCCGCCCCGCGCGAGATCCGGTTCTCCCTCACCGTCCGCCGCCACGGGGAGGATCTGGTCTGATGCCCGAGTATCGCACGGTCGAGGGCGACACCGCCGACCTGATCGTCCACCGCGTGCTGGGCCGCACCGCCGGCAGCACCGAGGCGCTGCTGGACGCCAACCCCGGCCTTGCCGCCGCCGGCCCGCTGCTGCCCGCCGGCCTGACGGTCAGCATCCCCGCCGCCCCGGCGCAGGCCGTGGCCGCCCGTCCGCTGAGGCTGTGGGAATGAGCATGGACCCGCTGTTCTCGATCAGCTCCGGCGGAAAGGATCGCACCGCCGCCTTCGCCGACCGGCTGCTGGCGCTGGAGGTGGTCGATGCGCTGGGCGAGGAGGCCGACCGCCTGACCGTCACGCTGGACGACCGCGACCAGCGCATCGCGATCCCGCCGATGGGCGCGGTGCTGGAGGTGCAGCTGGGCCTTCTGCCCGGCGCCCGCGTGGCCGTCGGAGAGTTCGCCATCGACGGGCTGGAGTTCGGCGAGGCGCCCGCCACCTTCATCGTCAGCGGCCATTCCGCCGACCTGCTGACCGGCATCCGCGCGCCGCGCACCGGCCACTGGGCCGACACCACGCTGGGCGAGATCGTGCGCGAGGTCGCCGGCCGCCACGGGCTGGAGCCGCTGATGGAGCCCGCCGTCGCCAGCCACCCGGTCACCGCGGTCGAGCAGGCGCAGGAGAGCGACCTGCACCTGCTGACCCGCCTGTCCCGCCCGCTCGATGCGTTGGTCAAGGTGGTCGAGGGCAAGCTGCTGGTCATCTTCCACGGCCGGCTGGCATCGGTCCGCGGCGCGCTGATGCCGGTGGCGCCGGTCCTGCGGACCGAGCTGTCGGGCTGGCGCTGGCGGTCCCGCCGCCGCCAGCGCTATGGCTCCTGCCGGGCGCTGTGGTCCGATCGCAAGGCCGGCAAGACGGCCGAGGTGATCGAGACAGCCAGCGGCATCGACGGCCCCCGCGCCGACCTCCGCCGCGTCCACGCGACCGAGGCCGAGGCCCGCCGCGCCGCCACCCGCCACCTGACCCGCCTGAACCGCGCCGGGCGCAGCCTGACGCTGGACTTCGCCGGCTTCCGCGCCGACCTGGCCGCCGGCCAGCCGCTGCGGCCCATCGGCCTTCGAACCGGCGTCGAAGGCCAGTGGATCGCCATGCGCGTCACCCACCGCCTGGACGGCAGCGGCCTGACCACCCGCGCCGAATGCCTGCCGCCGGACGAGGAGCTGGGCGACTGATGACCGACACCTGGACCATCCGCCTGGTGCTGTCGCGCAAGCAGAACGCCCGCGAGACCGTCCCGCCGCCGCCGGCCGAGCCCGACTACCTGGCCACCGACGACGGCAGCCGCCTGATCACCGCCGGCGATGCCGTCGGCGCCAACATCGTCACCGGAGACTGACCGAATGCCCAACGTCCGCATCCAGGACTTGACACTGGCCGCCGAGATCGACGCCGAGACCCTGTTCGTCGTCGAGACCGACGCCGGAACCCGTCGCGTCACCGCGGCCATCATCGCCGCCTACATCGGGCCGGGCGCCGCGGGGGCGACCCTGATCGGCGGCAGCGGCGCGCCCTCGGCCGGCACCGGCGCCGACGGCGATGTCTACATCGACACCGTCGCCGCCGTGCTCTACGGCCCGAAGGCAGACGGCGCCTGGCCGGCCGGGGTCTCGCTGGTCGGGCCTGCCGGCGCCGATGGCGCCGACGGCGTTGACGGGGCTGACGGCGCGGACGGCGCCGACGGCTCGGGCGGCCTGGCCCCGGGCGAGATCACGCTGTCGCGGGTGCCGTCGGCCGTCAGCGAGGGCCGGGTGATCGTGGCAGCGGGCACCGGGGCCGATTGGGACGTCCTGATCCGCGAGCTGGGCAACGTGATCTACGACGCGGCCGACGCGGCGCACCCCTTCAAGATGTTCTACTCGGGCTCGCCCGACCCCTACACCGGCACGAATGTCGGGGTCGGCTGGGCCTCGTCGCCCGACGGGATCACCTGGACCAAGCAGGGGCAGCTGGCTCTCGGCCGCGCGGCCGAGGATCCCTATGCCGTCCTGGTCGGCGGCACGGTCTACCTCTATGTCGAGGACAAGGCCGACGATCCGTTCCGCAACATCCGCCTCTACACCTCGACCGACATGTCGAGCTGGACCGACGAGGGCGACGTGCTCGACATCGGGACCGGCTGGGAGGCGCAGGATGTCTCGTCCCCCGTCGTCTGGGTCGAGGGCGCCACCTGGCACATGCTCTACGAGGGGCGCAGCGCCGACAACTGGGGCGCGGTCGGCCACGCGACGTCCAGCGACGGCATCACCTGGGTTAAGGACGTCAACAACCCGGTGCTGACCGGCGACAACCCTGCCGCCGGCTTCACCGACCCGGAGCTGCGCTGGGCGCGGGCCGTCGTCCCCGACGACATCTGCAAGGTCGATGGCGTCTACATCCTGACGGCGCATGCCCTGGTCGCCCGCGGCGGCGCCTTGCAGGCAGTCCAGAACGGCTGGTTCGGCTGCGTCGCGACCTCGCGCGACCTGCTGGTCTGGGAGGATGCGGTCCAGCACCCGATCAGCGTGCCGGGCAACGAGGGCATCATGCTGCTGCCCGGCCGCGACCGGGCCGCCTATGTGCCCGTCTCCGGCGGCATCGCCGAGGGCAACACCGCCGGCGCCCCGCGGGTCAGCGTCATCCTGCGGGAAGGCACGACGCAGACCGGCTTCACCTCCGGCAGCTATCAGAAGAAGGTGTTCGAGCGGCCGGTCACGTCGGTCGGCTCGGCCTGGGACGAGGCCACGCACACCTTCACGGCCCCGCGATCCGGCCTCTACCAGTTCGTCTACACCCAGTCCTTCAGCCCCAGCAGCACGGGCCGGCTGTCCGTGCGTTTCAATTTCGTCAGTCTCGGCGTCTTCGGGTCGGGGTTCAGCGGCGACTTCGGCTTCGGGACAGCAGCGGTCCTTGCCACCGCCACCTGCGCGATCTGGCTGGCCGCGGGCGAGACGGCCTGCTTCGAGGCCTACGCCCAGAACGGTGTCGTCAGCAACGGCCTGGGGCCTGCCGACGCCTCGATCATCCAGCTCATGTGAGGGGACAGAAGCCGTGCCCAGGGACACCACCAGCACCGCCGCCGGCCCGCCCACCCTGCTGGCGCTGGCCATCCTGACCCTCGTCGCCGTCTCGCGCGCCTGGCGCGAGACCCGCATTCCGGAGGCCGCCGCATGAGACCGATCGACACCATCGTGATCCACTGGACCGCCACTGCCGCCGGCTGGATGGCGGGCGCCAGCGTGACCCGCCAGCGCGAGGAGATCGACCGCTGGCACCGTGCGCGGGGCTTTCGCGAGATCGGCTACCACTTCCTGATCGGCCGCAGCGGCACGCTGGTCGGGGGCCGGCCGGTTTCGCAGACCGGGGCGCATGTCCGCGGCCACAACCGCGGCAGCATCGGCATCGCGCTGATCGGCGGGCCGGAGGACACCGGCCCCTTCGCCGGCCATTTCACCGCCGGGCAGGAGAGCGCGCTGATCGCGCTCCTCGGCGATCTCGACCGCCTGCACCCGCGCTGCCGGATCCTCGGCCACCGCGACCTCGCCGCCACGCAGTGCCCGGGGTTCGACGTCGCCGCATGGCTCGGCGCCATCGGCGCGGGGGCCTGAGCGATGGACCCGCTGATGAGCGCCGAGGCCGCCGAAGACCCCCGCGCCGACCCGTTCCACTGCCCGCCGAAGACCGGCAAGCGCGAGGTCGCGGTGGTGCTGACCTCGGGCCTGGTCGGCCTGTCGGTCTGGACCGCGCTGCTGATCCACCGCGACCAGCTGGAGCAGGCCGCCGCGATGCGCGCGCTGGTCGAGGCGCTGGCCATGCCGGTCACCACCGTCACCGTCGCGTCGTTCGGCATGCAGTGGTGGGGCACCCAAGGCCCCGGCCGCTGGGCCGGCATGGCCGGCACGCCGCGCCGCTGGCCCCGCCCCGGCGCCCTGCCGCTGGACGGGGAGGGCTGACATGACCCTGCCCAACCTGACCGCGCTGGCCCTGACCCTCGCCGCGCTGGCCGCCCTCCGCGCGATCTGCCCGGAGCCCGACCGCCCCCGCGCGCTCGACCTGCTGGCCCTGCCGCTGGCCTGCCTGGCGTTCGCCGCCCTGCTGTGCGGCCGGAGGCGCTGATGGGCCGGGTGCTGGTGGCGTTCGAGCACAGCGGCGTGGTCCGCCGGGCGTTCAGCCGGCGCGGGCACGATGTCTGGTCGGTCGATCTGCTGCCCGCCGACGATGCCGCCAACACCCACATCGTCGGCGATGCGCGCGACCATTTCGACCGCGGCTGGGACCTGATCGTGGTGGCGCACCCGCCCTGCACCCGCCTGTGCAATTCGGGCGTCCGCTGGCTGACCCGCCCGCCGGCGGGCCGCACGGTCGAGGATGTCTGGGCCGAGCTGGAGGATGGCGTCGCCCTGTTCACCGCGGCCCTTCAGGCCCCCGCGCCCCGGGTGGTGATCGAGAACCCGGTGATGCACCGCCACGCCCGCGAGCGGATCCCCGGCGCCCCGCGCGCCAGCCAGTGGATCCAGCCCTGGTGGTTCGGCGACCCGCATTTCAAGCGCACCGGACTGTGGCTCCGCGGCGTGCCGAAACTGGTGCCCACCAACCGCCTGACCCCGCCGGCCCGCGGCACGGCCGAGCACAAGGCCTGGTCGAAGATCCACCGCGCCAGCCCCGGTCCCGACCGCTGGCGCCTCCGCAGCCTGACGCCCCCGGGCCTGGCCGACGCGATGGCCGACCAGTGGGGCGGGCTTCTCGACGCACAGGAGGCAGCATGACCCCGCACCTGATGATCGGCGCCGCCGCCACCGCCCTAGCGCTGCTGATCGGCGTCTGGCTGCACGGCCAGTCCACCGGCGCGGCCGGGGCCGACCTCGCCTGGCGCACAGCCGCCCAGGCCGAGCAGACCCGCCAGCGCGAGATCCGCCGCCAGCTGGCGCTGACCTACCAGCGACGCATCACCGAGCTGACCGCGGCCGCGCAGGCCGCCCGCTCACAGGCCAGGAGGCTCCTGCATGAGGCCCGCCGCGACCCTGACGCCAATCGCCCTGCTCTGGGTGCTGACAGCTTGCGCCGGATCGGCTCCGTCAACTGAGCCGCCAGAGCTGCCCGAGGCGCCTGGCGCCCTGACACGCCCATGCGACCGACCGGTCGCCCTGCCGGCCGAGGCACTGACCCAGGCCGAGGTCGAGGAGGGCTGGATCACCGACCGCCTGGCCCTCGCCGACTGCGCCACCAGGCACGGCGAACTGGCCCGCTGGACAACGGACCTTCACACCGCCTTCACCGCCGATTAGAACCCCCGTCGAGCCCCCCTCGAAGCCCCCCGCAATTGCTGCAGATATCCCTGTCCCCCACTGCAGAAATCTGTGGCGCGCTACAATCGGCCAGTTCGATGAAGGCGCAGGGGGTCTCTCCCCACCTCTCGTGCGGCATCGCCACGACGGCGGCGAC